TGCTTCTTATAACGATGGAACTGCAACTCACACAGTTCACGGTGTTTCTGGTTCTGTAGTAGGAACAACAGACACTCAGGCTTTGACTAACAAAGACCTTTCATCTGCAACTAACACTCTTTCTACTTCAGTAGTAACCCTTACTGGCACACAGACTCTTACTAACAAGACAATCACCAGCGCAAGCGAGACTACCCCTACAATTGCTGGGGCTACAATCAGCGGTACTTGGACAAGCACAGCCACCATCACTGGTGGAACAATGAACCCAACTACTCTTACACAGAATAGCGTTCCTGTCCTTACAACAACCAGCACATCTACTGTAACCAACAAGACTCTTACCAGCCCTACCATTAACGGTGGTACAGTTTCCTCAGCAACAGTTACTTCTTCAACTGTTGTCTCAGGAACACTGGGCTCAGACCTTGCTGCTGGCGGATACAAGGTATCTGGCTTGGCTACCCCTACAGCTACTGCGGATGCAGCAACCAAGGGTTATGTAGATACTGCAGTGGCTAACGTAGTTGCCTCTGCTCCTGCTGCTTTAGATACTCTTAATGAGTTGGCTGCAGCACTTGGCAACGATGCATCGTTCTCTACTACAGTAACCAACAACCTTGCTGGCAAGCTGTCTAAAACAGGTGGCACCATGTCTGGTGCTATTGATATGGGTAGCAGCAAGATCACTTCTCTTGGTACACCTACTGCTGGTACTGATGCAACAACTAAGACATACGTGGACGGCATCCTTGGTTCAGCTACTGCTGCTGCTAGCTCCGCTACAGCGGCTGCAACGTCAGCATCTTCTGCTGCTACCTCAGCCACATCTTCAGCTAACTCTGCTACTGCTGCTTCTACATCAGCTTCTTCTGCTGCAACTAGCGCAACAAGTTCTGCCAACTCTGCTACTGCAGCTGCAAGCTCAGCCACAGCAGCTGCAAGCTCGGCTACTGCCGCTGCTACATCAGCCAGCAGTGCCTCTACATCGGCATCATCAGCAGCAACCAGTGCTACAAGCTCAGCAACATCTGCTTCTGCAGCGCTGACATCTGCTAACTCTGCTGCTACTTCTGCTACTTCATCTGCCAACTCAGCAACTGCTGCATCTACTAGCGCTAGCTCAGCAGCTACCTCAGCTAGCTCAGCAGCTACTTCAGCATCGGCTGCTTTGACAAGTGCTAACAGTGCATCTACTTCAGCTACATCTTCTGCTACTTCAGCATCTAGCTCACTGGTTACTTACAACACATACAAGACTTACTACCTAGGTTCATTTGCCTCTGCTCCTACATTGGATAACCAAGGCAATGCACTTATCACAGGTGCTACATACTTTAACTCTGGCACAAACATTATGTATGTATACAATGGTAGCTCTTGGTCAGCAATTTCTTCTGCTACCTCTTACTCAGCACCTACCCTTGGTAGCACAACTATCAACTCAGGTACTACTTACTCAACAATTACTGGTCTTACCCTTAGCGGTGGTCTTGCTGCTGCAGACCCAACTGCATCTCTTGGTCTTGCAACTAAACAATATGTAGATTTAGTTACTGCTGGTGTTAATTACCATGCTCCAGTAATTGCTGCATCTGTTAGCAATCTTTCTGCTACCTATAACAATGGTACATCTGGTGTAGGTGCAACTCTTACTGCTGATACTAACCGTGCTTTTAGCACACTTGATGGTCAGTCAGTATCTGTTGGTCAGCGTATTCTTATTAAAGACCAGACAACACAGTTACAAAATGGTATTTATACATTAACTACTGTAGGTAGTGGCGCTGCGCCTTGGGTAATAACCCGTGCTACAGACAATGACCAAACTCCAGAAATTGCAAATGGCGATGTTGTAAATGTAACTGGTGGTACAGTAAACTCTGGCAAAACTTTTGTTAACTCAAGTGCTAGCAGCATTACTATTGGTACTACTGCAATTACATTTGCTTCATACTATACAGGATTGCCTTCACAAACTGGTAGTGCTGGTTTATATTTAACAACAGATGGAACAACCCCATCTTGGGGAACAGTATCTTCTTACTCTGCTCCTACCCTTGGTTCCACCTCTATTGGATCTGGTGCAACGGTAACAACAATTAACGGCTTGACTAAGATTGTATCTGCTACATATGCATCTCTCGATGCAAACAATTACGAACAAAACATTGCACTCATGAACATCATGGGCGCTTGGTAACGAAAGGGTAGTAACTAATGGCTACAACAACTAAAGCTCTTGCCAGAACGGCAGCAGCTACATCAAGCACAACACTATATACGGTTCCCTCTGCAACTACTGCAGTGGTAACTAATATACTAATTAGCAATACAGCTACATCTGCTGCTACAGCAACCATCTCCCTTGATGGTGTTGTTGCTGTCCCTGCAGTAAGCGTTTCTGCTAGCACAATTGTTAGCATTGATCTTAAGCAAGTACTTGCTGCTACAAAAGTTATTGCTGGCTTTGCTTCTGCAACCACAGTTAACTTTCATATCAGCGGAGTGGAGATTGCATAATGGCATTTCAAAAGTTTCCCGCTGATAAAAGCGGAATCTCATCAGGTAATACTGCTGGTCGTCCAGCAAGTCCTGTAATTGGTGACCAGTATTATGATGGAACTGTAGGTTTTCTTATTATTTGGAGTGGAACTGATTGGATTCCTTGTTCTGCACCTGCTGCTCAGCCAACTATTGCAGTAACAGATGTTGGAACTAGTGTTGCCTATGGCACAGTTCAAGGTAGCGTTGCTTTTACAGAAGGAACATCTGGTGGTAAAGCCGCTGGATTTACTGCAATTCAAGGAAGCACTACATCCACATCTACATCTAATCCAATTGTTCTTACTGTGACTGGAACACCTGGTTCTTATTCATTTACTGGAACAGCATATAATGGTTTTGGAACAAGCGCACAGGCTATATCTGCTTCACAAACATTAACATCTGTTCCACAAGCACCAACTATTGGTACTGCAACTACATCAGGTTCTACATCAGATGTAACTGTTGCCTGGACACTCAATGCAACTGGTGGTAAAAACCTTTCTGCTATTACCGTTACTCCATATTTAAATGGAGTAACTGCTGGTTCTACTCAAAATGCATCAACAACAAGTTCTACAACTATGACATTTACTGGTTTGACCGCAGGCGCTGCTTATACTTTTAAGGTAAAAACAACTAACGCTAATGGTACCAGTTTAGAATCATCTGCTAGTAACTCTATAACAGTTCCACTTATATTTGAATATCTTATAGTTGCAGGTGGTGGCGGTGGAGGTCGTCAAGCAGGTGCTGGCGGAGGTGCGGGTGGACTTCTTCAGTCAACTACATTTGGAGTTGCATTAGGTAATTCTTATACTGTAACAGTTGGTGCGGGTGGAATTGCAATGGTGGCTAGTGCTGCTCCTTCTGCTGGCAATGGTAGCAATTCAGTTATTGGTTCACTTGTTGCTTATGGCGGCGGTGGTGGTGCGGGTTATAATAACGGCACAGCATCAACTTACACTGGTGCAGATGGTGGCTCAGGTGGAGGTTCTTGGCAAAACAGTGGTTATTCTACACCAGTTACAGGACAAGGAAATCGTGGTGGAAAAGGCGTTTCTGGTGGTCCAGGTTACTCTGAAACATCTGGCGGTGGTGGTGGATTTGGTGCTGTAGGAAATGACGGAACAAGTTCTACAACTGGTTCAGGTGGTGCTGGTACTACATCTACAATTACTGGAGTATCTGTTGCATATGCAGGAGGTGGTGGAGGTGCTGGTCCATCTGCTTCAACTGCAGCAAACAGTTTTGGTGCTGGTGGTACAGGTGGTGGTGGTCGCGGTGGACAATCTGGCGGACCCGTTGATGGAACTAATGGAACTGCAAACACAGGCGGCGGTGCTGGTGGTTCTTCTTATACTGGTTCACCTGGAACAATTGGAACACCAGGAACAGGTGGTTCTGGTGTTGTAATTATTGCATACCCTTCATCTATTGCAGCACTTAGTTCAATTGGTGGAGGTCTTACATACACAGTTGACACATCAACACGCAGCGGATATAGAGTTTACAAATTTACTGCTGGAACAGGAACGGTAACAATCTAATGGCACACTATGCATTTCTTAACAAAGACAATATTGTAACTGAAGTTATTACTGGGGTTAATGAAACAGAATTAATTGATGACAAATCACCAGAAGAATGGTACGGTGAATTTAGAAATCAAACTTGTAAAAGAACTTCATACAACACTAATGCTAATCAACATAAAGATGGCGGCACACCGTTTCGTGGTAATTATGCTGGTATTGGTTTTAAATATGATGAACGGTTTGATGTATTTATTGCACCACAACCATTTCCTTCTTGGAAATTAAATTATACAAATTACACTTGGGAAGCACCAACTCCTATGCCCGATTATATTGAAGACTCATGGTGGAAATGGTCTGAGTATAATAAAGAGTGGATTAAAGTAGACTTTTAATCTATACCCCTGAGCATGGGTTTAAACTGCTCATATTTTTATGAGGTTTTATGTGTAAACAATGTGAAGATTGTAGCAAGGAACATCAATATGATGGGCTTGCTGGCGTAGATTTTGTAGAGCAAAGCGAATTTATTTAAGGAGATACCGTGTCAGGTAGAGACATAACCGAAGGTCGTGCAACGCGAGCTATTGCCGTAGATCTTGGCATTCAAACTAATGCCATCTGGCAAAACACAGGTTATGACTATGACTGTGCTATTGGTGGGCTGCCGTTTCTTATGGCTATGACCAATGGTCGAGCTTATGAACGCGGCACTACCCCTTTCCGTAAGCAGCAGTTTGATAACCAACGTGACCCAGGTGAGCAGTCGCTACAAGGCTGGTGGATTCGTAGCCAGTCAAGCTTCCATACAGGGCAGGGCGTACAGTTCTACGATCCATTTGCCAACCCATACCTTACAACGCTGGCATCTAACTCTTACCGATACAACTCATCCTTTGGTGTAAACCCTTGGACATTTGGGCAAGTATCTTTACTTAATAGAACTAGCAAGATCCTTGATACAAGCAATGCTGTGTACATGCAGTCTGTATCAATCAGCGGTGTAGACAAGCTGCTTGTCCTTGACACAGACATCAAGGTAGTTGATGCCTCAACATCATCTACTCTAGTTACTCATACTGGAACCATTAACTCAATGGCAACAGATGGTACTAACGTCTATTACACTGACAATGGTAACGTTTATTCAAAGGCGCTTACTGGTGGCTCAGCTACCACCCTCTTTACTTCTGCTATATCTGTTACTTCATCTGTTATGCACTGGGTTAAGCAACGCCTAGTTGGCACAATGAACAACAAAATCTATGAGCTAGTAGGCGGCACAGGCGCAGCTTTGCCTGCTGCTACATACACCCACCCTAACGCAGCGTGGAAGTGGACAGACATAGACGAAGCAGGTACTGCTATTTACGCATCTGGTTATGCTGGCGGCAACTCTGCTATCTACAAGTTCACCCTTGATACCACCGGTGCTATGCCTACCCTTACTTCAGGTATCATTGCAGCGCAGCTTCCAGAAGGTGAAGTTATCTATTCACTGTACTCACACCTTGGAGCATACCTTTGCATAGGTACTAGCAAGGGCGTACGTATTGCAACTATTGATACAACTGGCAGCCTTACCTATGGTCCGCTGTTGGTTAATACATCCGTACCTGTACGTGGCTTCTCAGCCCGCGACAGCTTTATCTGGTTTGGCACAGCAGTTAGTGATGGCTTTACTAACTATGCTGGCACTTGGCGTATTGATCTGTCTAATGAAATAGATACCTTACGCTTTGCGCTAGCACAGGACATCTACGCTGAGAACACTGTAGGCGGAGCTTACGACGTAGCATTCCTTGGTACTAGTGATCGTCTAGCTTTTGTTGCAGCTACTGTTAGTGGGTCTACTGAGACCCCTAGCTTAGGTATCTGGCTTGAATCAACAGGAGAGAAGTATCCTTCTGGCTGGATACAAACTGGTCAGATTAGATACAACACCCTAGAACAAAAGAACTTTAAGCGCATTGTAGGGCGAGGCGACTTTGGTATTGCACCTTCGTCTACCACTACGGCAGTAACCAAGGGATCTATGACGATCTCTTCAGTAGATAACAAGGGCAACCTTTATGACATTGTCTCTTATGACAACGTTATTGGCACCCCTGAATCTACAATTACCAGCCCAGCTGGAGCACAAGACTCTCTTGCTATCCGCTTTACTTTATACCGTGATGCTACTGACAACACACTTAGCCCTATCTTTAAGGGATATCAGCTTAAAGCTGTGCCTGCTACACCACGTACCCGACTAATCAAGGTACCTCTGTATAATTTTGACACAGAGTCAGACAAGTATAACGGAACTACAGGCTGGGAAGGTCGTGCATGGGCACGTCTTGCTGCCCTTGAAGATGTTGAAGCAGCTGGTGACGTGGTCACATTCCAGGATTTCCGTACAGGAGAAACGGTTCAATGTCTCATTGAAGAAATTTCTTTCCAGAACACAGCTCCGCCAGACAAGCGACTAACAGGCTTTGGTGGAATTGTCACACTCACTATCAGAACGGTATAAACCCGACATGTCATCCGATACAGCTACTATTGTTTACTCTTACTTCTTTGTAGGCGCAGCCCTTATGGCTGGACTTAGTATGGTTGCACGACACACCATATTAAAGTACACAGAAGAGCTTAAAGATAAATTAAACAGAATTGAGTACGCTCTTTATAACGATGGACATACTGGTTTGATTAACAAGGTTGATCAATTAATTGAAAACCAACAGCAGATTAAAATTGACGTAGAAGTTATGAAAGCAAGGGCAGAAGCGTAATGGGATTCATACTACCTGAACCAGACTGGGGTAATCCTTTTCCAAATGTAGACCCAGAAGAATGGGAAGACGATGACTAAGGTTGATGACTTCCTAGCGGTAGCCCAGAAAGAAGTGGGCACAGCAGAGACAGGTGACAACCTCACCAAGTACGGCGAGTTTACTAAGCACAATGGTCAGCCATGGTGTGGATCTTTTGTCATGTGGTGCGCAGCTCAAGTAAAACAACCTATGCCCAACGTAGTCTGGACACCCGGCGGTGTGACTGCATTTCAGGGCATGGGGGCATGGGCTAACGGCGCTACTGCCAAGCCTAAGCCAGGCGACATAGTCTTCTTTGACTTTATAGAAGGCGGTGCCAAGGTGGAGCATGTCGGTATTGTCCTCAAGGACAACGGTGACGGCACAGTAACCACCATTGAAGGCAACACATCCCCTGAGCACAAGACCAAAGGGTCTCAGGCTAACGGCGGTGAGGTAGCAGAACGCATCCGTGCCTACAGGAAAGACAACAAGCGTAAGCTCACAACGTTTATCGTTGGGTTCGGCACACCAAAGTGGGGCAAGTAAGCGCCACGCGCAAGTACTACAAGCATGCTGCTTGTTTTAAATGTGGTACTTTAGGTGCTGCACTATACAAGGGCTGGGCGGTCTACTGTCCAACCTGCTACGAACAGAAACTAAAGGAAGCCAAATGAATATCTCACCAAAGCTATATACAATCCTAGGTACTTATGCACGTGCTTTCATTGCTGCTGTAGTTACCCAGTACACAGTAGGTAACACCAGCGTTAAAGCACTCTTTGCTGCAGGCATGGCATCGATCATCCCTGTCATCCTACGCTGGGCTAACCCAGGAGACCAGTTCCCGCACCCACAGAAGTCAATCAAGGCTGCAGCGGACGCGGTTGACACCCTCTAGCATACCCTTTTAAGGGGCGTAGCAGCCCCATAGAAGCCAGAAACCCCCCGACTTAAGGTAATCACCTTAGGAAGGGGGGTTCTTTTCTGTTTTCTAGGACTCTTCTTCATCCTCTTCAAACTCAAACTGGTCTTGAATCTGGGCAAGAAGGCTGTCGATCTTCTCCTGCCGCTTCTTGCGGCTGGCTAAAGTTCCGATGACGTTAATTAAACCAGCTGTCAGCAATGCCAACAGCACCCCTACGTAGGTATCTAACATGTTGTTCCTTTCAGCGTTTCGTTATTCTGCTGTACTGTACTGTACAGTACTGTAGCCCATGTTGATGGGCGCTTATTCCCAGTCATCCTTTTCCTGATGGAACTGATAACCGCCTGACTGTATCTGCTTCATCATGATTGACTCAGGAATAATACCTAGTTCTTCACGCAGTCTTCTTCGATCTGCTTCCGTAGTACCGCCCCAGTATCCATCTACATCCCACTTTAACGCATACTCTAAGCATTCAGTCTTTGCCTCACAAGAGGCACAGATACCAGCTAGTACTGTTGGATATCGGGTAGCGCCAGGGGTATCTGGTAGAAAGAAAAGATTGGTATCAATGGACTCACACACTGGTGTAGCACTAGGTTTAAACATCTATCCTCCTGTTGAGTAGAAACCAGAAGCATTAAACTTAACTGGTACAGCAGACCATACGCGGCTCATAGACTGTTGGCAACAGGTTGGGACAGAGTCGTCACCAAAATCTTTTTGTATTTCTTGGACTGCTTTGCAGACCTCACATTTATAATCATATGTCGGCATGTTTCTTAACCCAGACTTGGACACCCTTCTCTAGTAGATCGTATTCACCCATGTGCCTGTCAAGGAACTTGTCAATGCCAGGCTTAGGAGCTAACGTCTGGTCAGCCAGAGCATCACCCCATGTGTAATCATCAAAGGCTAAAATACCTTCGGGCTTGAGTGCATACCATGCAGCTTCCCCATCCTCAAAGGTAACTCTTGCTGTGTGGTCTCCATCAATGTAAGCAAAGTCAAAGAGCCCTAGCTTTACATCTTTAAAGTATTCCTCACTTGTCATCTTGTACTTGATGCGGTTGCGGTAATGGGCTAGCTTCTCATCATAGGTACGCTCTACATCTTCAAAGTCCATCACATGATGGGCTCCCTCATCAGATCCTTGCCACGTATCGACATCTACAAGCGTACTAAAGGGGTGGGTCAGGATGTTCTCCATCAGCCACAGTGAAGCGTCGCCTGTAAAGACCCCTATCTGTAGTGCCCTGAAGCCTGCCTTACCACTATATCTAGTAAGGTATCTTTCAAAGTTCTGCTTTGCTGTACCGTTAAACCAGTTTGGGTATTCAGTCACGTTCTATCATCCAGTCTATAGGTGTGGGTGCAGTGGTAATAGCACCGCATTCTTTGCACTTCTGTGCTAGGTCATACCATGACACCTCGCGTGTCTCGTTGTCCCACATCACAGTAATCTCAAACATAAGGCAACCACATATGCAAGCCATAGTGGGCTCGCCTCTAAGATCATGTGGCATCTTGGTTATTCCAAAAAAACTTGTAGTACTCAACGTCAAGGGCAAAGCGTTTCATATGCTTGACCGTTGCTCCTGTGTGTGAGTAAAGCGGTACGCCTGCCTGCCCCATAAGCTTAAAGAAGTTGATGTCTTCGGATACAAAGTTTTCGCCAACCCCAGTCTCATTAAAATATGGGATAGAACCATGAGCTTTACGCATGGCTGTTACTGCGTTGCGATGCATCAGCACAAACCCAAACCCTGCTGAACCTACCTTGATAAGAGCATCCTTAGGCAAAGGGTGAACGTATCTAATCTTGTAGTCATCCCCTTCAACCCAGTCAAAGATAGCAGGATACGGAGCCATGAGGCTACGCTCATTCTCTTTAGAGATGAAGTAAGTACCAGTAACTACTGGTCTATCCTTTGCATCTGCTGCTGCCCATACTTTTTGCAAAGCTTCTTCGGTAAGGACAATGTCGCTATCTACCCATAGCACCCAGTCAAAGCCACTGTTGTCATACCAGTGCTCTAGTGCTACCTGACGTTGCCGTCCTATCTGGTTGCCTTGTACACGCATAGCTGACTTGATGGGTAGCTGTGAAGTTAAAGCAGAGTAGACAGTGCCCTCTGCAAACTTGCCATCTACTAAGCCGTTATCACACCAGCATAGAATGATCTCGCCTTTATTCCTCTGGGGCATCGTAGTCTGGGTCTTCATTGGTGGCAACGCCTGCTTCTTCTTGTGTGTCTTCGTCATGGTATGGTCTCCAACCACCTAGATGTTGTACTAAAGATGCCAGCGCTCGCTGGACTTTCATTCGTGCGCCATCAGCGCTAGTGTCCCATTCGGTTGCTAGGGTAGCCCAGTCAGCGCTCTCATCCATAAAGCGCAGACGCAAGATGTTCTGCTTGGTCTCTGATATTTTATTAAAAGCTCCAGCTATATCAGCACGTAACGCTAGCCAGTTCATGCCATCGCTAATCTCACCGCCACTAAACTGGAAGTTAAGATCTTTGATCTTGGCTGGCATCTCGTATGACTCAAGAATAATGGTAGGCAAGAACGTCTCTACTACTGAGATGTCGTAGTAGTAAAGATCGGTTGTGTCGTACCCTTGCTGCCGTGCCTTTTCTTTTTCGCAATACTTAAGTACTTGATTGCGTAGGGACTTGGCTATTAGCCTATCCCTTTCTTTTTCAGGGAAGGATAGCCATTCTTTAAACTTACGAGGATGAGAGACAAACCAAAGATTTTGCTCTTGTACAAGATCCTCATGCTCTACCATTTGGTAGCGTTTTTTGTACTCAGAAGCGATACGCGCTACCATCTCTGAGTACTCTAGCCATTCTTCTGTATGGTGTCTCATGGAAGGCGGATGTCACCATCAATGATAGGGATAGCATAGGGGATAACATTACGATTGCTTTGTACCAGCATACCTATGCCTTGTTGCCAGTTAGCAATACCTGAAGTTAAGTAACTTGCTTTCTTAATATCCATCAAGTGCCCAACTTCAAGACCAAAAAGAGTTTTAGTCTTGCCATTGAGACCAGTAGTCTGGTGCTGTAGTCCCATCTTATGAGTATGTCCACACACTACAGACTTGCCTAGCTTATTGGCTAGGCTCATAGCAGTAGATCCTGGTACACGATTCATAGACGACTCGTCTCCGTGTGCCATGACCCAGCCCGGTAACAACTCACGCATCTTATGTAGATACGTGATGTCTAAAGAACGATACCCCAGCAACTCTTCTACCTTGAGTGATTCAAGTGAAGCAAATGCTGGGGCATATTTCTTAATGTAAGTTTGGATACGGTCTGTGTGGTTAGATCTCTGAATGATAAACGGTTTACGTTTACCCAATGCCAGTCGGAAATCTAACATAATGTTATACGTCTGGTCTATTGAATCTTGCAAAGTTTCTGCATATTCACCAGCCATATTCTTATTCCACCTTGACGGTTCTGGTGCATCTAGCTCATCGCCAACACACCAGAGTTCATCTGGTTTTTCTTGCCGAATAAAACTGAGTACAGTCTTTACGGCAAGAGGATCATGATAAGGTATCTGGAGGTCAGATAATACTATTACCTTCTTGGTTCTGCTCATTGGCAGGTACGCCTTCCCACTGTCCACGTTGGACAAGCAGACCAATTATTGCATAATTAGCTAGATCAAGTAGGGTATCTTCCAATGATTCGTACTTTGGCGTGTCGCCTGTATCCAGTAAGTTATTAAGTCTAGCCAACTTGTCATACATGCGTACTCGTAATCCATTCATTGGACCACCAGGAGCACCGGCAATATTCATAGGACCATAGTCCTTATGCTTATCGTAAAGGGTCTGAAGTAGTTGATTTACAATGACTTCAGCATCACTTGGGTTCTTCATCTAGTACTTCCTTTACACTCATTTCAAAGTTCTTCATAGATTCTTTGACATCTAATTCCTGCCATACCTTCTCGGCTTGCCCTAGTGGGGCAGCCACAAGGATAGCAGCCAAGCCTATGATTAGCTCTAGCCCATCTGCTTGGTCAGCCTTGGTTACATAGTAGATATCATAGAGTGCACCGAGCAGGTCAAGCATTTTCTTCTCGGTTACTTGGATACCAATAGATCCATCCATGTGACGGACATGTTCCCAAATACTTTCATCAAGAGGCAAAACAATTTCTGACTCGCTCATCTATCCATTCCTTTCCTAGTTTAATGAAGGCGCTGTTTACGTCTTCACCTTCTGGCATCTGTACTACATTGGTATTGGGTAGCTCACGTGCTATTTTCTTACCAAACTCTGCACCTGCATTGTCTCCGTCTGCTAGGACTATGACTGTATCAAAGTCATCTAGAATTCTAGAGTAGTGAGGCTTCCAGTTGTTAGCACCAGGCACACCTACAGTAGGGTGCTCGGTTTTAACAGACATAATAACACAATCAAATTCACCTTCGGTAACACAGATATAATTACTTCTAGCAAAGATTGCTGTTGTATTAAACATAGTAGTCTTGGCACCTAGCATGCCCATGTACTTAGGATCTTGTCCGTTCATAGCACGAAAGCGTATGTCTACCACACCACTAGGTGTGAGGTAAGGTATAGCTAAACGTCCAGCAAATATTTCATGACCCGGTAGAGGATCTACGACTACCCCCAGGTGAAATCGACGAGCCTCGTCTACCGATAGATGCCGAGTTGAAAGATACTCCTCGGCTAGATCGATACGGTTTGCGTACTGTTGGGTTGCCCGTAGTAGAAATTGTCGATGCGAATTCGATAGCCTCACTTAGACTTATACCTTTCTCATTCATAATTAAATCGTATGTATCACCTGATACACCACAACCATGACACTTGAATCTGTTAGCATCAAAGTTAACAGCACTACTTGCATTAGTGTCTTTATGGAATGGACAACGCATTTTACGCCATCCACTACCACGGGCTGGAACTGTAGCACCTATGTGGCGCAAGTAATCTTCAATGGAATGTTTATCACCCATTCTTTATTGCCCTTCTTAAGAGTTCAATCCATACAGTAGCAGGCTGGGTGCAGTACCAACGCCCCACGTCGGTAGTACCTTTACGTTTATGAAGTACCGTCCCTGTCCAAGCAGAATCATTATTCATTTCTGTTTCAAGTTCTGCAACCCAACCAGCCAAGTCCATCTTAGCGTGATTCTTTATTTCAATAGTAACTCCTGGTATGCCAGAAATATCACCTTTGTCTAAGGTAGCTCCAGCTAAACGACGATCAGCATATGGGAACCATTGCTTGAGCCATTTAACTACATCTAATTCTGCTTTGCTACCCTTAGCCTTGGATGCACTGGTCATAGTAAAGTCACTTGCTCCTGTCTATTATCACGCACTACATCTTCAAGATACATACTGGCTGGATCAAAGGATAGGTTGACATATGTCTGACCTGTATGATCTGCCTTGCCATACCTGTTCTTGACTGGTGCTACACACAGATAAACATCCTCTGTATTAGGCAGAGTAATCTGCCCAACTGTTAGCACCATTGCCGGTATCTGGGCTACTTTACCCTGCAAAGCAGAGCGGGGTTGACACGGATAACCAGGCGATCCTTCTTGTGTATGGTGCAGTACTAGGACACAAGCATTGGTATCTCTTGCAAGATACTTCAACTCTTTCATAGCTGCACGCATACCAGCAAACTCCTCATGCCCATCCATTGCAATGTCCATCAGATTGTCTACGACAATAAGAGAAGGACTCCTGCCCCAGATAGTTTCGAAGGCAGACACTTCTTCATCTAAGTCTTTCAATGTGGGTGACGGTTCGAAAGACCAGTACAAATGATTGTTGTCTGCAAGCAAAGACTCAGCTTTATCAGGGTCGGTCTTTAATATATTTTCAGCAGACTGTTGCGTCATCTTGCCTGACATAGCCATCAAACGCATAGCCATGGTGTGTGCATTAGTATCTGCTGAGAAGTACAGCGTCGGTTGTTTCAACCTAGCTGCAATATGTAAAGCAATAGATGACTTACCAGCACCAGGAGTGCCAGCAATAATCGTTACCTCTGCACGACGAAGGATAATACCACTGCGTTCAAAGGCTTGAAAGGGAGGGGCTAATGGCTCCCCTCCCACTTCATGCTTACGTACTGAGCGACGTAATGTTTTCATTACTTGATACGATCAGGTACGAATGTATTCCATTCCGGTTCAAACTTCTGAATGTATTGGGTGCGACACTTATCGTTTGCACCTTGTGGTGTAGGGCAGAAGTAACCCTTGTACACACCACCAGTTTTAGCTGGACCCTGAAGTGCAGTCATCTTGCCATGAGCACAAGAGCGTCCCCCATCAAGGGATGGGGTACCGCTAAAAGGTGGAGTATCCTGCTGACTGATGACTGTGCCACCCAATGATGAAGCAGCATATCCAACAGCAGGACTTACCGGTGTTGCTTGAGGCGCACCCTTGCGTAGAGCTGACTCAAGTTCTGTAACTGCAGACTCAAGAGCAGCAAGCGCTGAACTTACCAGCGCATCTAATTGATCTCCGTTATCTGCACGTACAGTAACAAGCGATCCAGCGGTAGTTTTAACAGTGATACTGATTGGTGATTCAGTACTACTCATGTGGTATTTCCTCTATTCTTTCTGTTAGTTCCTTAGCTTTCTGCCAAGTTCTTACTTTGTCTGCTAATTGTATACCCTTCCAACCTCTGGCAATGTTAACGAAATGCAGTTCACATTTACCTGAGCCAGCTGGCAGATGTACAATGATACCCTTCTCTTGGTTTACGTCACCCCATGACGAACGGGTTGCCGTAGCAGGGTCATACGGCAGCCCGTGAGCATAAACTGCTAGTTGCATAGCAATCTTACCTGGGTGCGAGATACTTCCTGTCTTAAGATCTGATATGAATAGCTCACCTTTGTACCGTACAACACGATCCGGTGTACCTGCAATCTTGTATTTATCCAAGACACAAAACTGTTCAATGAATACATTCTCAAACGCAGCAGTTGCTTCAGCGTATGCCTTGAGGTCAGGCAAGTATTCATCAGGCACTACGCCTACTTCCTCATCACGGTCAATCTTTTCCGTGAGCGCATGTATAGCAGTACCAATGGTAGCCTGACGAGTAGCACCCGCTGCTTCCATTGCATCTTCAATTAACTTATTTAAAGCTAGCTTATCTTCACGCGCAGCAGTAGCAGCCAGCAGTAAATCAGGACGCTGCGTCAAACCAATAGCAGCCATGCGTAATTTCCATGCTACCAATGCAGACCCATCATCTAATGAGCCAGCCAGTGTAGTTGTACGAGTGTATGGTACTGGCTTCCCACCTTTAACTGGCACAACCATAGGTCTGCCATAACGATCTCTAAGTACTTCTACTTGTGCCATATGTCCCCTTTAATAAGGCTGACTGGGTAAGGAGAAAGTATGAAAGACCTACCCAGCCAGCCCATAGAGGATACCACAAAACCAGCATAGTTGTATACTTGAAAGGAGGACACGCCTATGCTGCTCCGCCGTCTATGGTATCACATTTATTAACCGTCGCACCTGCAACCAGCAGCTGTGGCGGAACCACAGAAGCATAGCTCATCATAGTCAACGTCTTTGCCAAGGGCTATGTCATCGCCCTCTAGCCATTGAGGTTCACTCATTATTTCCACCACCATGTTATACGGTATTTCCAAAACAATAGAGCAATTGAAAAACAACTATCAGATTTACTATAGTATACACTAATTGTAAATCCCCCACCATCTCCATGTGTGTAACGTTGTATAAGTATGGGTTTTAATTTTACCATGCAGCCCACGACCCATTGCTAGATAGCTTGCTGTTGGTAGTTTTGCTGAAACACATACATGAATCAACTACTTGACTACAGTCAGAGCATGCACCACAATAGAAGCATGCACCATCATACAGCTCAAGCATATCCTCTGTATTGACTGACTTACAGTTGAAACACTCAACCTCAAACTCATCATAGTATCCATCATAAGATCCATAAGGCTTGAGTACAGAAGGCTTGCTAGCCCATGAGGTGAGGTAGCAGGAATCATTAGACCACCATACACCTGATTCATCTTTCTTACCCTTCTCCTCATGGATAAGGTAGCATTGGTACTCAGCACGTGGGTCTACAGTAAGCACACACACCTTGGAACCAGAGGTAAAGTCTTCAATAATGTTATACAACTGTTCGTTGTCTAACGCCTTGACGCCACCCATATCATGCAGAATATCTTCTGCAAAGATACGTGTGTCGCTGCGGTCAGTACCATCCTCAAGCACTGGCAAGATACCATTGTGTGCTAGGTAGGTTTGAGTATCATGACCAACTGAGAACGGATGACAGTTGGCTATTGTCTGTGAGCCATGCGTAGCAAGGCGGGCATGCCACATAGCATACCCTTCTGGGTACTTACCACGGAGCTCAAGGAATTTATTGACTGCCTCATCAGGATTCATTGTACGTTCTACAATGATACGTTTATCGGCTGGTATTACAATCGCAAAGCCAAAGCCATGCGGGTTATTGAGAGCTGAGTTCTCTAGCTTCTCACGTGATGGTACTACGTTAGGCGGAACTACACATAGCATACACATTAGTTATTCTCCTCATCGTTGGTTGTTGTATCTGATTCAAACGTTTCGTTAATAATAATAAAGAGATTCGGATATGTCTCAGAGTTAGCTGATACATAGGCTACGAATCTAGCCCATGAGAATGGCTTAAGTTTAGGCACAATTTCTAGGGCACGGGTATACTCTGTTACTGCATGAACAAACTCAATGGCAGACAGCACACGTTCTTTACGCAGTGAACCCTTGAATACACGCACCTCTAAGGTATGTTCATTCTGTACATTGACTGCGCTATAACGATTCATGTCATGACTTTTGTTCTTGATCTTAGGAATAGCTTTACCCTTGTCATTGAAGGTAGCATAGTTAGAAGTACGACCAGCAATGCGCTTGACCTGACGTTCATTGTCATAGATAAACTTAGTAAATCTAATTTGATGATTGTCATTAACAAATGCAGTCAAGCCTACATGCACATGGATACCACATGAACTAGCATCCCATGATCGATAGCCCATACTGCGTAGTTTATCAAGCCATTTCCAATCAAGGCTGTGATATTCTTTAAGACTGTGAGGATGAGTAACAACCTCAAAGCCATAGCTTAATGAGCCATCTGATTTAAGATATAAACGTTTGCCATGGTCAGCAAAAGTAGATACATACTCAGCACCTTCACGTAAGTTAGCGCGACGTTGGCTAGCTTCTACCTCTAGCTCAATGCCCATGTATACACGGTCATCACCAAAGAATCTAGGCGATGGCTTGTAATTGTAGTTATAAATATAACTACTGCCTTCATCGTTTTCTTCACAGTCATGACCGTCATCCTCTTGATACTCATAACCACAATCACCGCATTCAATGTACTCATCATAGCATAATTGACAACGGTAATCACCATAGTGATTTGAATAAATAAGATTGTCACTATAATAAGTGGCACATGAATCACACTGTGAATAATCTGTATCATCAGGATTAAAGCATGAAGTACATACCCATTTGTTATCTAATAAGTTACGATCAACTGCATGAGTACCACGATATATATGATGCTCATTACAATCATTACATACAAATGCACAGCTACCATGAACATTATGTTGCTCACCATCAGAACCTGTGGCTACAAATGTACGGTGCCCTGAACTAGCAGCACTAACAGGTAACAGGATTTGATCACAAGCATGACAGTTATCTAATACTGTAGTAGCATTTGGAAAGATACCATCAGGCAAGATAGAACTAAATTGATTACGTGTTATGTGATGATCATAATCATATAGACTAACACCTAAAATACGTGAACGAATACATACCTTACACATTGCATTTGTATTTGTTAGTGTATACAAAGAGTAATTACTGTCATCACTAACAGGAGCAATAACATAGTACTGTGCATACCAACCTGGTACTGTGCTGTTTCTATGAAGTACTGAGTATGTATACAAAACACGTGGATCATAACAATGACTACACGTACCATATTCATCTTCAGTTAACGTGATATTGATTGTTGCAAGTACATCTACACGACGCACTTCATAATCCCCAATGGGATCATACAATGCACTGATTGCATCTGCATGTATATTGCCATCTTGATTTAAGATAGCAGCTTGGATCTCTGGGTAAGTAAATACCTCAGGAGGAACCAATGTATCTGGCATAGCTTTCTCTCTTTCTCTTTGTTAGTTAGTACCAACCGTGAGTACGGTGGTGTGACCAAGCAATAGACGGCTTATCATATCTGGCTGATATGTATGCCAGTCCCCGCTCAATTTGCAGCGGGGCTGGCGTCTCAGGATTCAGCCCTAAGATCTGAGGTATACCCCCAGCATGTTCGCCAGATAATTCATCGACGTGTTTATTGAATGCCTCTGCTCTCCAGTTAGATTCGCTAGTCCACAATTTGTTTAACGCTTTCCACTCACTAAGATTCCAACCATAAGCAGCAGCTCTGGTTTTAGCATAACCTTTAGCCAGACGTGGAGTCCAGTAACCTTGCGGTAAATCACAGGTAGCACGCTCAATGATAGGAGAAGTTTGATGCTGAGCAAATCCAAAAAAAGATATTACCATCAACATAAAAGCATTGAACGTTGCACTAATCTGTAGTTTATTCATTACACTCTCCATGTCTGCCTGAGTATAGGCTCACCGGTTACAACACGTATCAATGCTACGCTAGCAGTAAACTCCGCTTCACTCTTACGAGCAAGCGCCCGTCTATAGTATGCTAGCGCATCATCATACGAATCAAAGTATCTTACTACTTCATCAGGTCTATGATCTGAATAGGTAAGTACTTTGAATTCTTTATCTTGTTCAGCTATATCAGTTAAGTACATATGCATCAACGATCTCAGGAAAAACTTCGCTTTTATTAATAACCGAACGAAGTTCTTTCATGTTAGTTGACACACATAAGCTATGGTTACGTAGCCAAGCATGTTTACTGGCTGAACTTATTTCATACCAATTAGATGGCAAATTATTTGTTTCATATACATCATCAATCATTACTGTATGGTTAATAGCTATGCGCACTATCGATCCTCTCGTCCCTCTAATGCCATCATCTTATAGTACTCATCGATGTCTAGTCCAACAGGCTCGGGCTCAAGTACTGACTCGACATGTAGCACAGCGTCGTTCACAAACGGAACGCCGTACTTGTCAGCCAGGTCGGCTGTCGCATAGGCAGCAGCATCCTCAGCTGAGTTGCATTCTTGAAACGATACAGTTTTAAAGACAACTTTATATTTCACGTGGCAACTCCTTTATGAAGTTACGTAAGTAACGGTTACGTTCTTGCAGTTTAGCATTAGCCATGGTAGTAAGCACAAGCAGCACAGTACTGCTGGTTAGTGCAATCATAATACCGAATACAGTTCCCATATTAAGGTACATCATATCCTCCTAGTGTTGACGAAGCCCCTGCCGTAGGGTTCAGGGGCGAGGCAACTGGAACATAGAGGGACCTGATAGGATCCCTTTCAGTTCATCAGCTACCAACTTACAGTTGTTGCAGCCACACTCAGTAAACTTATTACTGATGCGTAGTATATCGGACAGCCTAACCTCATAGGTAGGCATAGGTGCTGCGTGTTTGCTCATTATGCTAGCTCCAATCGTATATCCATTAATATATTACCAAGCATATTCTTGCCTATTCCATTACATACCCCCCAGTAGGTATCGCCCCAGGTATTTTCTTCGACGATCTCTTCATTACCCGTAGCTATTAATTTCTTAGCTAAGTCTGGATGCTGCACGAACTTAGCCTTTACTATATCGTACATAATTTGCAATCGATCTGCATCCCAGTCATCTTGGATCTTAACTTTCTTACCCAAGGCTTTGGCTTCAGCACCAGTTAACTTAATAAACCGGTGCTGCTCATACCCGTCCGCGCATTTCTGCGCCTGAAAGGCAGCTTCAGCATTCCTATATGCCAAACCGCCATACTCAACAGTACACTCCCAGAAGTTCGAGAGGTAAGTATCTTTAATGCTATTCATTATCAACTCACCCTTTCACTAATGGACGTTCGCAATCAAAGCATACTTTATGCCCGCGAGTTTGCACAATGAAGCACCAAGGACATACGATCTCTCTGGCTCCGAGCTCCAGGCTTTCGCCTAAGCCCATCGCTAAGTTCGGACTCATACAGTCCTCAAGGTGCACAGTTTGCGGGCGTAATTCATCTGGACGATTAGTCCAATCATGCCCACTTATAGGCTCAATATCTCGCAACCAAGGACGGCGATACTGCTGATTGCCTTCATCGACAATCTCATGAGCCTTATCGGCAAGCCTAGACTCACGCTTATCAGCGCATTCTAGGCACATAACTTGCCTATCATCTAACATGCACACCAGACTAATTCCTGATATGCAGCCTGGACATTGGCGATCTGGCTCGATCCACTCGGGATCAATCACCAGCTCACGATGCCCTAACTCATACCCATCATCATCAATTCCGTCATCGTAAAGCATAACAGAATCCTTTCGTAATCCTGACATACGACTTGCACGCCAGTACCGAGAGCTAGGCAGAGGCTGCCTTGCTCGACAGCAAAACAGGCTACCTACCGAAGTAGGCAGCCTGTCTGCTGCTGAGATTACGCTAGCGTAATCTCAGATACCTGGAAGGATTGCTTCCATTCATCACCGACCTTGTTGGACTTGAACCAGCCGGTGATGTTAGCGCGTGGGCGCGGCGCTTGCGCCGCTGCTGCTTCATCCTCTCCGAGGATGACAGGGAAGGCTTCCCGCGCCTCATCGACTGCGTCGAATGAGATGAAGGGAAGGGACGACTCGAACTTACCGTTCTCGTCACGGAGGATGACGACACCAGTAAGGTAAGCATTGCCAGACTTGGCAACCTTGACTTTAAGGGAAGCGAGTTCCCCTTTGAACTTAACAGAATTTGTGGACATATTTTGTCCTCCTTTCAAGCAGCCCGTCTTGCCACTGCCTGGGCGCCCGGTCTGTCAAGGACGACACGCGCAGCGTGGCGCAGCTTGCTGCTTGTCCTTGCAGACTGGGCTGGCTGTGGCAGGCTGTGCTGAAAGGAGGCTGTCCACAAGTTAAGTTCATGGAGGACACCGCTTCCAGTCAAGGTGCCGAGGCAGCAATGGCAACCGTCTGGTGTCTAATCACGTAGTGAGAGGTAAGGAGAGGAGGATCCAGCCGAGTCTCTGAGACAGCGGAGACAGGCGGCAGGAAGCCTGACCAGCATCCGACGGAGGGTGAAGCTAGGCTGCCTTGGCAGCCGTAGCGCGACACATCGTAGGCTGGGAGAGTCCTTAACGGGAGGCATGAAGGATGCCAGCCGTCTGCAGGGCAGCAGACTGACTGCCCTTCGGGCAGCCATGAGCCGTCTGCCGCCAAGGCAGACTCTGACCTGTGCGCAGTACGGCGCAAGGGTCAGGATTACTTATAGGATTTCCATTATGATGACAGGAAATCTGATTATGTAAGGGGCGCTGGACTAAGCCCCTGGCAGACTGCAGCGTACAGCACACCTACTGCTGTAGCCAGCAGTGCTGCTAAGTAATCCTTTGACCCCAGGGTTATTAAAGACAGGGGTGTAATGCTATGTGAAACTCTGCCTGTAATTTTCTGTGGTTATAGTGACACCTCTGCTCTGACCAGCACTTATAGAGGAAATAAAAAATATTTCCGAATAAAGTGTTCGTTATGGCTGTTTGAACGGATTAATACTATATAGAGCAGAAAGTTTATTCGCAGGCTCTTTTATAGCCTGCTCATAACTGTTACAGTACAGTACGCATACTGCTCATTCCTGAGCGGCAAGAGCTGTATCTATAGAGCGGTTGGCACGGGAATAGGACGATATGACATTTCAAAAGGGTGAGGCGCATCATAGAGTCAAAGCTCTAGCCGAGGCAAAAGCTAAAGTTCTTGAGCTGGTGGAGCAAGGAGCAACCCCACACCAAGCTATGGTTGCGGCGGGCAAAAAGCCCGATACGGTCAGACAGTGGATGCTTCGTGACTCCGAGTTCGCAAAGGCTTTAGCCGAAGCGAAGGAGCGAGGGGAATCTACTTCCCTGGAGACCTTAGGGGTATCTAAGCAAGAAATCCCTTTTGCCCAATTTTCAAAATTATTTTTACAGCAGGAAGTATTCCCCCATCACCAGGACTGGATTGATCTTCTGGAGGGTAGAGACCCTAGCTGGTTACATAAGAGCATGATCTATGAACCCGGCGCTCGGCATAGGTTGCTTGTCAACGTGCCCCCTGAGCATGCCAAGTCTACAGTCATCACGGTCAACTATGCGACCTACCGAATTGCCCTAGACCCTAACGTCCGTATCATCATCGTCTCTAAGACTCTGGTGAAGGCTCGAGAGTTCGTCTATGCTATCAAGCAGCGCTTGTCCCATCCACGATGGATCAAGCTTCAGAATGCCTATGGACCTCAGGGTGGCTATAAAGAAGATTCCGATACCTGGCGAACTGATACAGTCTACCTGGGTAGCGATGCTCGTAACTCCAGCGAAAAGGATCCAACCCTTCAAGCTCTAGGTATGGGTGGTCAGATCTACGGTGCCCGTGCTGACCTGATTATCCTTGACGACTGCATTACCACAGCTAACGCCCATGAATGGGAAAAACAGATTAACTGGCTGCAGAAGGAAGTTATCACCCGTCTTGGTAAGAACGGTAAACTCCTAGTAGTTGGGACACGAATTGCTGCTAACGATTTATATAAAGAACTCCGCAACCCAAAGCATTGGTCTGGTGGAAAGAGTCCGTTTACTTACATGGGTATGCCGGCAGTTCTGGAATTTGCTCAAGACCCAGCAGACTGGAAAACCCTCTGGGCAAAGTCAGATTATCCGTGGGACGGGGATGAAGACCAAGAACCAGATGAGTCGGGTTACTACCCCAAGTGGGATGGCGGAGCTTTATTCGCGCGCAGATCTGAAGTTACCCCTTCAACGTGGGCACTCGTCTACCAACAAGAAGACATCCAAGAAGATTCAATATTCTCCCCAGCTGTGGTTCAAGGATCTACAAACGGATCGCGGCGGGTGGGAGCATTAAAGCCTGGCGCTGTAGGACATCCTAATCATGTCGAAGGTTACACAATCATCGGACTTGACCCCGCCATTGCTGGCAAGACTGCTCTTGTTGCCATTACGTATAATCGCGCCGATGGTAAGATTTATGTGCTTGATTGTCTTAATATGTCTGAGCCTTCTTACCAGAAGATCCGTTCGGCAATTGAAGCGTTTACGGAAAAGTACCACCCACAAGAGTTCCGTATTGAAATTAATGCGTTTCAGAAAGCTTTTGAACTAGACGACGATCTACGTGGCTGGCTAGCTGGACGCGGTGTGAGACTGTCATCTCACTTCACAGGTAAGAACAAGTGGGACTCTAACTTTGGTGTGGCATCTATGTCATCCCTCTTTGGTACTGTCCGAGATGATAAGCACCAGAAGAACAACCTAATCGAATTACCTTCGAGCGAAGGCTCAGAAGGAATCAAGGCTCTAGTACAGCAGCTCCTTACATGGAAAGCTGATACTAAGGGAGCCACAGATACTGTCATGGCTTTATGGTTTGCGGTCATTCGTGCCCGTGAGCTTATCCAGAGCGGTACCAGAGTCACCCCTTATTTAAATAACCGTTGGGCAACACGTGCCCAGATGGAACAAAGATACTCTCTTAACCTTGACGATGCATTCGCAGAGCAATGGCAAGAGACCTATGGATAGGAACTAACTATGCCAAAGCAAAATCCAACAGCTAACAATGGTGGCGGTGCTCCTATGCGCGCTAGCATGAACTCTGCTTCAGCTGCACGTATTGTTGGTCCATCTGCGCGTAATAGTGCAATGGACAAAGCAATGCAAGATAGAGCTAATTTGATTTCAAAGAATCCTACACCAACAGAATTTCGTTCTAGCAGAGAACAACAAGCTGTTGCTGCTAGAGCTAATTCAGATGTTGTTGCAAAAAATTCTGTTAGAGTTAAACCTTCACAAAGTTCTGCAGCGGGTACTGGAGTACGTCGAGCAACTGGAACTAAATCATCTAATCATCAACCACGTATCGGTGGACACGCTAACTAAGGATTTTATGGATAGGAACTATCATGGCATTAGGCATAGATAAGCCAAGAACAACAGCTGGAATTTCTGGTCCAGGCGGCGCAAATGTACATCCAACTTACAAGCCGACTCAAGGTCCATCTACTTTTAGCAAAGCAATTACTGCTATTAAAGAAGGTTTTAAAGAAAAACCTATTAGTACAACTGAAACACGTGCTCGTGCTCAGGAACTTGATCAGCAAGCAAGAAAAGCCGCAGCCAAAGAAAAAGCTGACGCTATAGCAAATAAGATTGAAAATAAAATTGCTAAAGCCAGAGGTATTAACCGAAATAAAAAAGCTAACTAAGGATTAATATGCTAACTATGCCGCAGATTGTGGCGCGAGTTCAGTCTCTGCGCTACCGTGCCACCAGTCGCGACATGCGAAATGGCGACGTCCAGATGGTACGTCAGGGTAAGATCTCACAGGTCTACCCTAACTTCTTCCCGGACGGTATTGACCAGAACGTGGTCGCTAACTTTATTGACATTGTTGCTCGCGACCTTGCTGAAGTTATGGCACCACTACCTACCATTAACTGCTCTGCTGTCAACCAGACTTCAGACCGTGCCCGTACTTTTGCTGACAAGCGTACTCGCATTGCAGCTAACTATTTCAGACACTCAGATTTCCAAGTACAGATGTACAACGGCGCTGACATGTATATTACCTATGGTTTCCTCCCGTTCATTATTGAATTGGATGAAGAAGCAAAGTTGCCGCGTATCCGATTAGAGAACCCAGTGGGTGCTTACCCAGAGTTTGATCGCTATGGACGATGCACAGCCTTTGTAAAAAGATACTCAATGACATTGGGTGAGCTTGTTGCTCAGTTCCCAGACTATGAGCGTCAGATCCTAGGTCCAGACGGATACAAGCAGGACCTTAATGGAATGATTGAAATGATCCGTTATTACGATAAGGATCAAAGCGTTATATATTTACCTTCACGCTCTAACCTCTTGCTCTCACAGGCAAGTAACCCGCTAGGCAAAATGAATGTCATCATTGCTAAGCGTCCAAGCGTCGATGGTGAACTCCGTGGGCAGTTCGATGATGTGTTGGGCATTCAGTTGCTCCGTAACCGATTTGCTTTGCTTGCTATGGAAGCAGCAGAGAAATCCGTTCAAGCACCAATCGTACTACCTAACGATGTGCAGGAACTTCAACTAGGTGGAGATGCGGTCATCAGAACTGCAAACCCACAAGGTGTACGACGTGTGGAGCTTACGCTACCACAGGGGGCGTTCACTGAGCAGCAACTTCTGAATGAAGAACTCCGAGTAGGAGCACGCTACCCAGAATCACGTACCGGAAACGTCAAAGCATCCATCGTCACAGGTGAAGGTGTACAAGCACTTCTTGGTGCTTTTGATACCCAGGTGAAGTCTGCACAGGCTATCTTTACAACAGCGCTACGAGATGTTATCTCGCTCTGTTTTGAAGTAGATGAGATGATCTTCAACGAAGAAAAAACAATCCGCGGCACCGATGCAGGTGCACCATATGCGCTGACCTATACTCCGTCAAAAGATATTAAGGGCGATTACTCAGCCGATGTGCGCTACGGTATGCTCGCAGGATTGAACCCAGCACAAGGCTTGATCTTTATGCTTCAAGCACTTGGTGGCAAGCTTATTTCTAAAGATATGGCTATGCGTGAACTACCGTTCAATGTGAACGTCACGCTTGAGCAGGAACGTATTGAGACCGAAGATCTCCGCTCTGCATTGATTGGTTCAATGCAAGCAATGACACAAGCAATTCCTCAAATGGTTATGCAAGGACAGGATCCAACGGACCTAGTCAGCAAGCTAGCAGCAGTTATCAAGATGCGCCAAAAGGGCGTTGTTATTGAAGATGCTATTGAGGAAGTGTTTAAGCCAGAGAATCCTCCTGCTGGGACAGAACAACCGGTTGAACAGCCGCCCGTCCCCGCTGGTCCCGCTGCTCCAGCAGGAGGCGCTGGCGAAGCGCCACAGCCTGGCATAGAAGCTGGACCGGGAATGGTACAACAGAAGCCAGAACTACAAACATTATTAGCAGGACTATCAAGCACAGGCGCAGCTAAGAGCAGCGTCAGAACAAGTAACCGTCGCGTAGTAGGTTAGGAGAAATCATGGCAGCTCGTAAAAGAAAAACTGTCATTGATGAGTCCTACTCAAAGCTAGACCAATACGCAATCCAAATGCATGAATACTATAAGTCTTTACGTAAAGCTGGTTTTTCAGTAGAGAATGCTTTATGGATAGTAGCGGCAAAGGAATCCCATCCAGAATGGATGCAGGAACCTACACTTGATGATATTAGACAACATATGGAAGACGAGGAAGAATAATGGCAAGAGGCGGCTATCGTCAACCTAACAACCCAGCACCAGTCTCCGGACCAGGAGCGCTATCAAAGCGCACTGACGGTGGTGCTACAGAAGGAATGACCCAACCAGCACAATACATTTCTGGTTTGGGTTACGGAAAAGGCAAAGAAACCTACGACATGCAGACTGCTGCACCTATGCAGGGGAATGATATCCCTGCGATGCCAGTACCTCAAGCCGTTCCTCTCTCTGCGCCTACCATGCGTCCAAACGAACCTGTAACTTCAGGTATTGATATGGGACCGGGACCAGGCTCAGAGGCAGTACGTATGCCTAACATGCAACTGTCCCCCTCTCATACGGTCAAACAAATCGCTCAGAATGATCCATCAGGGGAATCAGAACTTCTTTACAGAGCGCTTATTGACCGAGGCTTGTAGTGGCAGAACTAGATCCTAACGTAGCTAAACTTTCACCAGCACTTTACTCAGCTGCATATTATGCAGGACTCAACGGACAACAGATTAATTCTGTCAACCAGATTGCTGGAACCGTTGCACTTAATAAAGAACTTTCTGGCTTGCCCACAGATAGGGCTAATGCGCGTTGGAAGACACTTGACCCACATGCGCAGGAACAAATCAAAGCCATGTATGGGGACGCTTCTTACATTCCTAAACAACAGGATAACCTTATCTGGCGTGGCATTAAAGACGTAGCGGGTATTGGACTAGGTCCTTTTAAAGCAGCTTTCAAAGCAGCAGGAGAATATAACCGTGCAATCAATACTCCGTATCTCGTCTATCGCGAGATTAGCCAAGGCGCTAACCCTTTTAGCTGGTCCGTATACAAGAACGCCTTCGACGGAACGAATGTATTCGACCAAAAAGCACTAGCTTCTCTTCATCAAGAATACGGCAACACAGATACTTTTGTTGCCATGAAGACTCTTCAGGGTCTTAAGCCTGGTGAAATTGTAGATGCTTACGGTCAGGTTAATGGAGAGATTATTCAGTCTCTTACTAAAATGTTCAATGAACCTGAAAAGTTTCAGAACATGCTTAACCAGTTTAAAGCAGCACAGATTTCTCCTGGTCGCGACATTGCTCGCATTATGCTTAATGCCAGCCCAACAGACCACAAACTTTATGGCTCTCAGCCATGGAACAAACTTTCTGGAACTATTGATGCTGTCTACCAGATTGTAGTGGACCCATTAACTTGGGTCACAGGCGGCACATCTAAAGCTATTACCCGTGCTGATAAGTTAGCTGAGCTCCTTGCTAAGGATCCATCAGAAGCTAACATTGCCAAAGTATTTGGACGTAAAGACATCCGCGATACTTGGGACAAGGCAGCTGGTCCACTTATCAAAAACTTTGCTGAAGCAACAGATCTTAACGCTCGTCGTATTGCTCGCAATGAAATTGCTCGTCAAATGCCAGATCTCAGAAATGACAACATCCTGCATTTGCTAGCAACCAACAAAGTCTTTGATGCTGAGTCAGCTAAGACGTTTTTTGGTAAGTCAGAAGCTATGCTTGATTTGCTATCAGGACGCGTTGATGGAACTACGTTCTTCCGCACTGGTATTCCTATTGCTAAACGTTCACGTAACATTACCTCTGGTCTAAACAAATCAATTAATAATTTCTTTAACGGGGCTGAAGATGTAGCTGTAAGCAGTGACTTTGTCAATGACTTGCACAAGGTTGGCATAGCAGCTGACCCTATTCATGAGGCTCAGACTCCTCTGCTAGAAAGCATAAATAAAGAACTTGAGTCAAGCAAGCGTAAGCTTGGTCGCCTTATGGCTCGCTTCCCTGCAGACCGTGAAATTAATATTACAGATGAAGGTGTCAATAAGACACTTCCTCTTGTCAGATCTCTTGCTCGTACAATCTACCCAAAGGCACATGCTGAATTTCTTGCAGAAGCCTTTGCAGATTCCAATGCGTATGACCGTGTAATTCTTCTTCGTGGACTTTACACCCAGATTATGCACAATATGGGCATGCATGGCAGTGAAAACGGTCAGAATTTAATGCGTCAGATTCTTCAAGAGAAGTTTGCTGACACTACATCGTTCCTTAGCCGCAGCGATTTAGCTGTTCCGCCACAGCATGAAAGCTTTTTAAAGTCTCGAGGCATTCTTGAGGAGCAACCAGCACAAGGCATGGGTGGTTTGTTAAAAACTTCTTATGCTGGACCGGTAAACTTTTACAACGGAAAGCCTACTATTGGCAATTTGCCTTGGGCAGCTAGGTCTGGGGAGCCATCTCTTGCAGATTATGCTTTTAATAACAGCAAAAGTGTACAAGGACGCAAGTTAATTGACGCAGTGGGCGGTGCAACACGCAACCAGTTCCTTCGTAAAGCGGTAAGTGGCTGGACTGTAGCAACTTTGTTTCCACGTTTAGGTATTCGTTCTGCACTTGATGAAGCTTTTATGTATTCTATGATGGCTCCAGGTGAAGATCTTCTTAAATTAGGTTTAGGACGTAAGCTTCATAAATCTATTATTGCATTTGGTGGCTCAGATAAAGGAATTCCTCCAATCAAAAAAGCCATCCTTAACTGGTTGGATAAAAACCCTGCAAATGCAGTAGAACTTGAAAAGCGTTTTGTTAAGACTACCATTAACGGCGAAGAAAGACTACGTCTTGAGAGCCGTGAAAATATTGCTAACGAAGTAATCAAGGCTTTTGACCAAGTTATACCTGAGCATCTGCACGACAAGATGTTCCAGGCTATGGTTCACCACCCAGAGATTGCCTCTGCTATGGTCAACTCTGTCATTGGTAAGTCCGGTCTAGATCAAGTTGGTATTGTTGGCGGAGACTTAGCTAGCATTATTGTCAGCAACTCACATTTGACCAATCTTTGGAAAGACCTTGGCTTCAAGCCAACAGGTAAGTACAAAGAGTGGCAGGTTGAAGACCTAGCCAAAGTTAATGAGTACGCTCTTTCTGCCGCTCACTACAAAAACTGGTTTATGCGAATGACTCGCAACTCCCATAACTTTATTGGTGACACAGATGGATACATCCATGCTGGAGAAACCTTTATCCGCAATAACGCATTGCGCACAGGCGAAGATTTTGAACACGCAAGAGACTACATCCTTCAAAAGGTTGGCGTCAACCCAGAGACTATGGCTGTATCTAATCCTAAGGCTCTGCAACGCTACCTAGAACAGTCACAGCAGACAGCACGTGATGCAATGAATGGCTGGACTGGGGTAGAAACCGCAGTCAAGCGTGTAGAAACTATGCTCTTAGATATGTATAACACATTTCATGGCAGCGGTGTTGCATTTAACGACAGACTCTATGACCATATCCGTGAGACCGCAGACTTTTTGCAGTCCACCGAGAAGATGGGTACACAAAAGTCTATCCGTGAAGCGCTCAATACTGTAGATGGTAAGACATTTGAGGAACTCACCCGTGGATTCCGCCCAGAAGGCAAGATCAACTCAGACATTGGCTTTTCAAAGGTGGATTCTAACGAAGGATTCATGCAGCAGATAGTTGCTTGGGCTGAGCATGCAGGTTTTGATAGCCCAATGGAATGGATGGACGCACAAAACAACCACTTGTTCCGTCAGCCAGCACTCTGGGCTACCTATGCCAAGCTTCGTGAGCGTTATGACCCTCTTGAAAAGAAGTACGTGGACGAACTCTACAGAACCGGCATGAAGATGGATTTGGCTACCGAACTAGCTGAAAAGAAATTTACCGAAGTGGCTATGAACCATGCCGCTAACTATGTTTTAAAGGCTTCTGATAACCCTCTTGTACGTTCTAATTTGTCTTGGACACTTCGTACTACAGGACGTTTCTACAGGGCTACAGAGGACTTCTATCGCCGTGTGTACCGCCTTAAGGATGTGTCTCCACAGGTACTTTACCGTATGCGAGTAGCGCACCTAGGTTTGCAGTCTAATGGGTTTATTCACCCAGACCAGAATGGCGATCCATACTTGGTAATGCCTGGGGATAACCTTATCTTTGCAGCATTAAATGCTGCAGGGGCTGCCTTAACAGGCAATCCTGACGCTATCAAGCAACCTATGTTTAATGAATTTGCTGTCAAGTTAGCTATGGGAAACCCATCATTCCAGCAGGATGCGGGTCAGCCTAGCTTATCAGGACCGCTGATTGCTGTGCCTATCCTTGGTATTCAAAAGATGCTCAAGGGCTGGGGTGGAGATCTCGGTGCTCGCGTTGCTAAGGACTTAGACAACGCCGTACTAGGTAACGTTAACCAAAACCTTGATTGGACTAAAGCTTTGGTTCCTTCATCTGTTCAGCGTGTATGGGCTATGTTGCCTCAAGACGACAAAAATCAGCAGGAAGTATCTGCTGCTATGCAAGCCGTTGCTTACAATGCAGCACATGGAAACATCCTTTCTCCTGCTAAATACGCAGCACTTCCACAAGAAGAACGTGCCCGTGCACTCAAAAAGTATCAAGATGGCATCCGTGTATCTGCACATAACATTATTTTTATGCGTACATTTCTAGGACTTATCTCACCTATTGCACCTACAATGCAAGAAGGCAGAGATGTTCCTGCATACTTAAAGAATGCTGGCATCAATGGACTACGTCCTGAGTTTGCTGACATCCTTCAAGGTGTAATGCGTAACTCAAAGGGTAGAATCCGGGACCCTTATGAGGCAGCACTCATGGCGTTTATCGGTAAACACCCAGGAAAACTAGTCTATACCGTTGCCCGTGATGAAAAGCAGACACAGGTTTTGGTCAATAAGACTAAAGAAACACAGAACTGGATGCTATCTAATGGTAAGAACATTAACACTTATGGTGATGCATCCTTTATCTTTGCCCCACATGTAGGTGAATATAACTCTGATGTGTATACCTGGATGCAAGCAGCTGGCTTAATGCAGCAGCGCAAACTAGGTGATTATCTTGATGAAGTTATGGTTTCAGCGGATCGTCAGAAGTACTTTGACCTTAAGGCTCAGGCTGAAAATTTATTTACAGATCCACAGTATAGCAACATCCAGCGTCAACAGATTTTAGATACTCTTAAGGCTGCTCAAGATGGAATGAAGAAAGCAAATCCTCTACTAGAGGAAGCGCTTAATAGCAAGTCATTTGGTATTGGTAAGCAGCAGAAGATGGCTGATAGCATGGCTGGCATCCTATCTGATCCTAATTTTAAGATGGATCCTGCAGTTCGCGCCAAGATGTCTACAGCTTTTAAGATCTATAAGCAGGGGTTAGATGCTATCCGCAACGATATGACGGATAATGTGCTTAACCCTAGCGCAACAAAACAAGAGATAAAATTACGTGTGATGGCTGCTTTGCGCGAGCTTGGTGGTTCTTCAGGAAGAAATGCTCCACAAGATCCTGTGGTTGCTGAGGCTACACGTTCTATCTTTGAACCAATCCTTGATTTCTACGTACGTAATAACATGAGAGCAGGTGCTTAATGGCTGATAATATCTTCACGCAAACAGCAGAAGGCATTAAGTCTGGTCTCTTTGGTCTTGCAGGACAACAAGCAGCAGGACCCAAAGGTGCTACTGCTGCAAAGACTAAAACAACCGGAAAGTTTGTTAAGCCAGCTGATGTAGTTTATAGCGATCCTGATGCTTTCTATCAGCAAATTGTTTCTGCTGGTTCAACAACTGATCCTACTACATCATCAACAGTAATCCCTAACAACATTAGTCCCTTGACTAATCAAGCTATAGGTGGAACAGCTGGAACTCCAGGTTCCCCATATACCATGGGTACTTATACTGCAGACTTTCTTGGTGGTAATGGTGCAAGCCCTCGTCTAGGTGCAAACTATGATGAGAAGTACAAGCGTTATTACATATCAATGACTGATGCCTATGGTACTAAACATGACGTAGCAATCATAGGTGATCCAAAGAATCCTAGCGCATATCGTGTAGTAGATAAACTACAGGGTATCCAAGAAATCCTAGGTGAATATCAGGCTAAACCAGGTGGTATTGCAGCCCTTAAAGAAGAGCTATGGCGTAAAGGTTCCCTTACTGGAGCCAAAGGCAAAGCTTCTATTGCAAATGGAAAGAACATTGATAGCACTTTTATTGCTGCTCTTTCTTCTTATGTAGATGAACTTACCTTTAGCAACTTTAATAATGCTGACACAAAGCAGTTTAAAACCTTTGGCGATATCCTAGATAGCACTAAGTCTTTTGCTGGCACACGTACATCAATGAACTATACCTATACTCCTAAGAGTATAGCTGCTCAAGACATCACTGGGTTTATTCAAACACAGTTAGGACGTAGTGCCACCTCTCAAGAGGTAAGCGATTATACCGCTGCGCTACAAACATTTGAGCGTGAGCACCCACAGAAGTCTATAGTCACCACCGATGCACTAGGTATGGAGCGCAATCGCGTCTCTTACACAGGTGCATCTGAGCAAGATAAGATAGCTGTTAAGGTAGCTGTTCTTGCTAAGTCTCTTACCGCTGCTGGAGTAGACCCATCTACCATTTCTAAAGCAGGTGGAGCCATTGCTCAGGGAATGGATCTACTTAAGCAAACAGCTGGAGCCTATGGTCTTGTAGGGTATGACGATAAAAAAGCTTTAAACACAATGATTGGAACCCTTAAGCCAGGTGGAGACATAAAGGCTGAGCAGGAAAAGATGAAGCAGGTAGCGAAGGTTACATATAAAAACCTTGCATCCTCCATTGACCAGGGTCTTACAGTCAAAGATGTAGCTGACCAGTACGCTTATTACAACCAAAAAATCCTTGAGAAGCCAGGGGTTACTGATGTATTCGATCCTTATATCCAAAAAGCTCTACACAATGATGGCAAGTCTGGGCTTATGAGTACCAATGATTATGTTACTTATTTAAAGAACCAGCCTGAATGGGCAAAGACACAGAACGCACGTGAAGAAGCAGCAAGTTACGCTAACACTATCCTCAAGCAGTTTGGACTAATAGCATAATGGCACGTAGTTTCAGAGAAGCCGAAGAAGCATCCAATGCTCAGGGTACAGTACAAGCAGCACTTGATTGGGCTCTAGAGAACGCAAGGAAAAACCCTACCCCAGAAAATATCGCCATTGCAAAAGATACTTTTGCTGCTAGACAGGCAACGATTAATGCACAACCTAGCTATACACAAATCCTTAAAGAAGCACAAGCAGATGTAACAAATATTGGTAAGACTATTGCTGATATTAATACCAATATTGCTGATATTAATGCTGTTGGTGCTGAGGCTAATCTACTGAGTCCTGGAATATTTACACCAATCGTAGATGTTCCTGGCGGAACTCCTAAGTCTAATTTAACCAGTGAGCAGCTAGATGCTTTTGCATTACTTAAGTCTGTCTTTACCAGCTATGGTCTTGCCGAGATGGTTCCATCTATCACTAAGTTAATGCAGGCAAACGTTGGTCCTAACCAGGCAGCCCTTATGCTTAAGACAGATCCAAACTATAACGGTCCATACCTTAAGCGCTTTGCTGGCAACACAGCACGTGTTGCTGCAGGTAAGAACGCCCTTGATGAGTCTACATACTTGACCCTTGAGAATCGTTTCCGTGAGCAGCTTAGCGCATATGGTCAAGATAAGTACGCTACTCAGGATGAGTTTGCTGCTCTTATCGGTAACGATATAGCCCCAACGGAGTTAGGTTCACGCCTTGATTTAGCCGTCAATCAGGTACAAAACGCTGACCCTAATATCCTTAATACTCTTAAGCAGTTCTATCCTACTATCTCACAGGCTGATTTAGTTGGTTACTTCCTTAAGCCAGACCAAGCGCTTGTTGATCTTACACAGAAGGTTACAGCATCTGAGATTGGTGCAGCTGCATTACAGCAGAACCTCACTCCTTTGACTACAGACCGTATGCTTGAGCTCCAGAAGCTAGGCGTAACCCAAGATACAGCACGTACTGGTTTCCAGAACGTAGCAACAGTATTGCCTGAGGCTAAGAAACTCAGCAGTATCTACGGTGAAGCTGACATCAAGTACACACAACAGACCGGTGAGGAAGAATTCCTCCAAGGAACAGCATCCGCTGCGCGTAAGCGTAAGCAACTTGCTCAACTTGAGAAGGGTTCATTCAGCGGAGATAGCGGTGTAGATACAGCAAGAGGCAGCAGCCTCGCAAGGAACATGCAAGGTTCCTTCTAAATAGAATCCTGACGTGGACCAACCAGCCCCACGCAGCGTAACAAGACTGGTAGTAGAAGCCACCATAGTTTCCCCGAACCTTGGTGAGGTCTGCGATACAACTAACAGAATGGGAGAACGGTTGCTATGGCAACAAACAATGACTGGGAACTAGATGACGACTTCGATGACGAAGATAGTCAGCCACAATCAAATGACGGAAGCGATCTTTTAAAGAAGCTTCGTAGAGCGAAGCGGGCAGATGAGAAGCGCATCAAAGAACTCACTGAGCAACTTGAGGGATTATCCAAGGTGCAGCGTGAGCGAGTTATCAAAGAAGTCCTAGATCAAAAGGGTGTTAACCCTAAGGCAGCACGTCTTATTATGAAAGACCTAGACGATATTACCGAAGAGTCAGTATCACACTGGCTTGAGGATAATGCGGATTTGTTTGGAATTAAGACAGAGCCTCAGGTTAGCCCGGAGCAACAACTGGACCGTGCTGCATTACGTCAGCAGGACATTGTTACTCAGAGCGCAGTATCACCTGACAAGCAGATGGACGCATTGCAACGTATTAACGAAGCCACTGAGGAAGAGTTAATTGCGATGATCCAATCTGGAAACTTTTAATCAACCGAACTAACATCCTCAAAGGAGGTGCAACACAATGGCTAACGCATATACAACTACCGGGTCCTCAACACTCGGAGGTACAGTTGGTGGTGCAGGTCTCGTACAAAAGGCGTATGATCGTCTTATCGAGTTCGCACTACGTACACAGCCACTTATCCGCCAAGTTGCGGACAAAACACCAGCTCGTCAGAGCATCCCGGGTTCATCAGTAGTATTGCAGCGTTACGTAGACCTTACAAAGGTTACTTCAACTCTTACAGAAACAACTGACCCAGATGCAGTAGCACTGGCTACCCCAACATACACAACCATTACATTGGCTGAGTATGGAAACGCAGTACTTGTTACACGTGCACTTGAACTCTTCAGCCTTGCTGACGTAGATCCAGCTGTCGCTAACATCATTGCATACAACATGGCAGACTCACTTGATGACGTTGCACAAACAGTACTACGCGGTGGAGACAACGTTCTCTACGGTGGAACACGTACATCTACAGCAACACTCACATCATCAGACACATTCACATCAGCTCTTGCTCGTAAGGCAACAGCTAAGCTTCGTGCTAACAAGGCTATCCCACGCAAGGGTTCACTCTACTGGGCTGGTATCCACCCAGAAGTAGCTCACGATCTCCGCGCTGAAACAGGCGTAGGATCATGGCGTCAGCCACACGAATACCAGTCAAATGATTCTATCTGGGCTGGCGAAATCGGTACATACGAAGGTGCATTCTACGTAGAATCACCACGTCTGTATAACGACCTAAAGGGTGCTGGTAAGTCAACATCCACAACAACAACAACTGCTTCAGGTGCAGTCGGAGCGACATCACTGTCTCTTACTTCTACATCAGGCATTGTTATTGGTGACCTTGTTGCTGGAACTAACGTTCCAACAGGTGCAAACGTAACA